GAGTGCTACATCAAGTGGCCCGACAAGGGAATGGCGCAAACGCTGCAGCATCCTGGCGAGTTCTGGGATAAGGGCGGCAGACCACCGGAGGATGTGTGGCAATGAGAGTTCGTTTTCTACGGCACTACCAGACATATCGCCGCGGCCAGGTCTACGAGCTTGGCGACGGCGTGGCTCGCAGCATGGTGCAGATGGGCATCGTCGAGCCGGCTCCGCAGACGCTTTTCGAGCAAGCGATCGTGCGGCACGAGGAAGAGCAAGCCACCGCTCCCGTTCAGAAAACCGCAAAGAAGGCTAGCAAGCGGCGTGTTGCCAGGAGGCATGAGCCATGACTCTTTACGGCTGGCAGTACAATCGGGCCACCTCGAGGTCATATCGCTCTCTTGTTGTGGCTACAGAGCCCACGAGCGATGCCCGGCCTGTCACTGTTGCCGAGGCTAAAGAGCATCTGCGGATCGTTGACTTCACCGACGACGACGACTACATCGCCGGCCTGATCGACGCGGCCAGGAAATGGTGCGAGGACTACTGCGAGCGGACGTTCGCGGATTGCCAGTACACGGTGGCCTTCGATGACTTCCAGGCTGTCCGCATCGAGCTCCCGCGCCCGCCGTTGCGGCTAAATGCCTCGAGCTCGGAGGCCACCGTCTCTATTGCTTACGTGGACACAGGCGGGACTACTCAGACGCTGACGTGGGCTGAAAGCAGCACGCAAGACTTCCGGGTCGACAAAGACTTCGTGCCAGGGCTCGCCTACCCGCTCTACCTTGAGACTTGGCCCAGCACACGCATCGACGACAAAGCGGTTCAAGTCACGTATCTCGCGGGCTATGGCAGCGTGGCAGCAGTGCCGCAGGCCGCGAAGCACGCGATCAAGATGCTGGTTTCGCACTGGTATACCAATCGCGAGGCGGTCGACCGCAGCGGAAACAAAGACGTTCCGCTGGGAGTCTATGACCTGCTCGCTCCTCTTGCATGGAGGAAATACGCATGAGCGTGGAAGGCAGCATTTCTGTTGCAGTGGACTTCAACGACACCGCAAGCGATGAAGGTCTTGAGGTTCTCAAGAAGATTCGCTTGGCGAGCAACACAGCTGTCACGTCGGGCAAGATTGCCATAGCCAGTGGAACTGTAAGCACGACGGTCATTGAGTACGGCCCGCCGGAAGGCGGCGGGTTCTTGGGAGGCTATCGCGACGCTAGTGGAGACTTGGTGTCGTTCGATACGATCACGGGTTTTGCTCTTCAGGCAGATGGCAAAACGAGCGCATCGCAGCCAGCTGCAGCAAGTCACTTCGTTGTTTCGGACAATGACGAGGTCGCTTTCACTCGCGTTCAGCTGTCAGACGTTAGCGAGAACTTCCGCGTGCAGAAACTTTCGGCTGGCACCTGCAACTTTTCGCTAGTGATCTACGGGACATGACGAATGGCACTCAACGGCTACATAGGAGTGACGTTCGACTTTAACGACACGGCATCTTCGCCATATATCCTTGCGATCTACGGTGAGTGATGAACACGGGCCAACTCGACACAAAAGCGGTCATCCAGCAGCCTGTCGAGGCCCGCAACAGCCTCGGTGAGTACACGCTGACGTGGAGCGATTGGGCAACCAGATACATTGCAATCCTGCCGCTGAGCGGCGTCGAGTCGATCAACGCCCTGGCTGTCGAGGCTACGGTGACCCATCGCATTCGCATGCGATACACCCAAGGACTGCAGCCGAAGTTTCGCATCATTGCTGAGGGCAGAACCTTTGAGATCATCAGCGTGCTCGAGAAAGGCCGCAGGGTCGAGCACGAGCTGCTGGTGACGGAGGTTGTGGACTGATGGCATTGTTCGGGCTGCTTGGAAAGCGAAACAACCTCGTCAACATCACTGTCAGCGGCAAGGATGCCCAAGCCGTGATCGACGGTTTTAGGCAGCTCAACTTTTCGCTTCAGAAGAAGTATCTGTCAAAGGCCATCAAGAAGACTGCAGAATCGAAGTTGGCTTCGCTTAAGGCTAGCACCCCTAGGAATAGGGGAAGCCTTGGAAACTCTGTCGGAGCAATCGTCAACAAGCCGAGGCGAAAGCCCGCAAAAGGGAGTTTGAAGGGAACTAATGTCATCGGCCGTCTCGGCTATCGCAGAGGCACAACGGCAAAGGGCAAGGCACGTGGCGGAAACGTCTCTCATTTCGTCGAAAGTGGCGTCAAGGAAAGGATTCCTAGAGGTCGTGCGTTTAGGATCGAATGGAGATACAACCGGAAATACCAGTATCTCAAGCCTCTCAGGCGGCCACGTTCAGATGCAGTCTTCCTTGAAGGAACCAGGCCCATAAAAGGCAAGAAATACTTCGAGAAGTGGCTGAAGAAAAACAGAAGAAGCCTCATGCAGAAACTCAAAAGCGAGCTTGGCAACAACCTCAAATCTGCAATCGCTGAAGGGCAGCAGAAGGCTCTCCGGTCAGCATCCAAGAAACTCGTCATCATCCAGTAGAGACTCGCCATGCAGCACATTGACGAAGCACTGGTCGGGTTTTTGTCGGCTGCGCCAGAAGTGGCGATGTTTGCTGGTCATAGGGTCTATGCCGCTCAGGCTCCGCAGGGCGGCACATTCCCTGCGGTTGTCTACGCACGAGAAAACAATAGCCGGAATGCCTTCCTGAGCCTGGACAACACAGCAGCGTTTGCACGTGGCATCTACACCCTGTCGTGCCTTGCTGAGACCTACCTGGAATCTCGCAACCTCGCACGTGCGATAAGGCGGGCCTTAGAATACAAGCAAACTGCAGACGTTCGGCTGGTTCGCATCACCGATGAAAGCGACACGATCGAATCTCCTGCAGCTGGTGACCAAATGCCGGTCTACCGCACCGACCTAACAGTAGAAATGATTCATATCGAACCCTAGCACGCAAGGAGGCGTGAAATGGCTCGCGATATTGCAGACGGCGCAACTGTCTCGTTTGGTAGTGTTTTCTCGTCCCTCAAGCTTGCGAGCATCTCGCATTCTGGGCTGAGCCGAAACACCGTGGATGCCTCGCACCTCGCGACCAGCGGCGGCAAGGAATTCCTGGCATCAAGCATGTATGACCCGGGCGAACTGAGCTGCGAAGTTCATTTTGACCCGTCGCTGAAAACAACGATTGAAGGTGCCTTGACAAACGACAGCACCACCCAAGCACTGACGATCACGTATCCAAACGGCGGGACCGCTACCACGGCTTGGTCGGCCTACGGGTATTTGACGGGCTTCGATATCACTGCCAGTAAAGAAGAGCTGATGACGGCCACCGCGACCGTCAAGCTCTCTGGCAGCATTGGTTGATAGGAAAAGGGCGCAATGGCACTTACACGAGATCAGATCAAGGCGAAGCGAGGCGTGATGCCTCGCGAGCCACTGTCAGTTCCGGAGCTTGGCGATGAGCCTATCTTCATCTCCAAGCTCTCGGCGGCTGGCCGGGATAAGTTTGAGCAGATGGTGACCGGCGGCAGCGTCGGTTCAGTGAACCTCGACAACATCCGGGCCAGGTTCCTGACGCTTGTCTGTGTTGATGAAGCAGGCAAGCGTCTGTTTGAGGATGCCGACGCTGAGTGGCTAGGCGAGCTTGATTCTGATGTTGTGCAGAAGATTGTCGACAAGGGCTTTGCTCTCAACGGCATCAATGCGACAGCAGTAGAGGAAGCAGCAAAAAACTAGAAGGCCGGCCGATCAGGAAGTTCCTTTTCCGGCTGGCCCTAGCACTGGGAAAGTGGGATGTCGATGAGCTTGCTAAGAGCATGCCCGTCGATCTGCTCTACGAATAGCTGGCGTTTTACGAACTCGAGCCGTTTGGCGATGAGTGGCTTCGGCATGCTGTGCAAGCCTGTCAGTTTTACAACGCACACCGCGGAAAGTCTCAGCCGTTGAGAAGACCTTCCGATTTCATGCCTGTCGAGCAACGTCCGCAAACACCTAGGGAAATCCACGAGATTCTGCAGCGAATCCCAAGGATCGGGTAGATGGCAAACCAGTTCGGCAAAGTCTCTGTTGGAATCACAGCATCCACAGGCGGGCTGTCTGCTGGTCTTCGCGATGCCAGCTCTAAGCTGGACAAGTTCTCTCGGATCGGAAGCCGCCTCCGCGGCATTCAGCTCGCCACGACGTTCTCTGCCGGCGTGACGGCCGTGCAGCTGTTCGCAAGGGTTGTAGGGAGTGCAACCCGGGCTATGACCGGGTTTGTGCAAGCTTCCTCAAACCTTGTCGAAGAGCAGAACAGATCTCGCATTGTTTTTGGAGATTCAGCGAATGCAGTCGAGCGTTTCGCCAAGGGCACGACAGCCATTGGTATTGCCGAGACTGAAGCTCTGAAGGCCGCTGGCACGTTCGGCACGCTGTTCAACAACATCGGCATGACTGAAGATGCATCGGCAAATATGTCGATGCAGATGACGGCCCTCAGCGCAGACATGGCATCGTTCAACAACGTGTCCTCTGCTGATTCACTTCGCGCCCTTCGTTCTGCTCTGGTTGGCGAGGTCGAGCCTATTCGACGGCTTGGTGTCGTGCTTAACGACGCCACGCTCAGGCAGAAAGCGTTTGACATGGGGCTGACCAATACGGTCAGCAAGACTCTCGACCCTGCAGTAAAGATGCAGGCCGCATACGTATCTATCCTTGAGCAGACAAAAATCCAGCAAGGCGATGCCACAAGGACAATTAGCGAGTATGCCGGCCAGCAGCGGGTTTTGACAGCAAACCTGTCTGGGCTGTCGCAGAAACTTGGTCAGGCTTTCCAGCCGGCATTCCACGCAATCATCACTGCCTTGAACGAGGTGATGCCAAACCTTCGCGCGCTGATTGACACATTTTCCCAGCTTGGAAGTTCGATCACGGCAAGCTTCGGACAAGGAATTACCCTGACTAATGTCTTCTCGGGGGTAATTCGCGTTCTAGCAGGCTATGTGACATTCCTCTACGGTGCTTGGCAAGTTTTGTACGCTGGGATTCTGCAGGCTGGAAGAGGCTTCTCGAATGTTGCTGGATTGATTTATCAATTTCTCGATGGCTTCTGGAGTTTTGTTGGACAGATCATCGAAAGCTTTGAAATCATATCAAGGTTTTTGATCCAGGGCTTGACGACCCCTCTTCAGCTATTGATGAAACTTTTCGCTCGTGCTGCCGACCTCGCCGGCGCAAGGGGCTTGGCTGGCCAACTGAGAGAAAGCGCGAGGAATATGGAGACCTTGGCTAATCGCAGCAGTGGTCTTGGCGAAGCCATCCAAGAAGCCAATAAGAAAAGTGGAATTTTTGGTGAGCTTGGAAACAAAGCTTTTGAAAATGCATCAAGACTAGGAGAGGCTTCTTCTGATGCTTTTGCAGACGGCCTTGAAAACATAAGAGACCCATTCAAGAGCTTTGACCAAGCACTTTTTTCTGAAAAAATGCAAGCCGCTATCAGCGGATTAATTCCCTTGGCAGGTGAAATTGGAAATGCTTTCGGAAAGGCTGCTGGAGAAGCAATAACTGTTTCGACGAAAGCACTGTCGGCCATTGTTGTAGGGACATCTGCAGGTGAAGCGTTTCGCAATGCGATCATGAGAGGTGCTGATCCGCGGATTGCCGTAGATAACGACAAACAGATCGCAGATAACACTGGCCGCGCGGCAGCTGGGATAGAGGCTCTTCCTGGTGATCTTGGAAATGTTATCTCTGGCCAACTGGCAAAAGCAGCAATCACGGTGTAAGCATGGCTTTCTATGACGTGGTCCTTTTATACGAAGATGCCTTCGAAGAATCGAAGGGCGGCAAGGATCGCGGCACATTCACGATTAATCGCACGTTGCTCGCAAAAAGCGACACCAAGAATCCTTCCTTCGTGACGATCGGCAACAGCACCGCAGGCTGGCCGGGCCTAAATGGCGAAGCAATTGACCAGCTTAATGGGCTCCGCAGCTTTGATGGGATTGTCGCAAGATGCGCAAGCCGCAAGTTTTCCTGGTACAGCGGCACCGAAAGCGGCGTGCAGATCGACCTGACCTATGAGGGTCTTAGCTCATACGTAAACACAGAAAGCGGCGGTAGTGAACAGCCTCGAACGCTCGAGACTGTCACGTGGCGTCGAATCGGAATCAGCACCTCGCAGATTACAGTGCCGGCTACCAACGGTCTTGATGACCCTGAGTACAACGGCAAGACGTTCACGAATTCAGCCGGCGACCCAGTTGACGGGCTAGAAGAAGAAGCAAGCCTGGCAGTGCTCAAGTATACGAATGAATACAACCCAAATCCCGCCTTGTATCGAATTTGGCATTGGCTTAACAGCTGCAATGACACAGAGTTCTTGGGAGCACCGCCATACACATTAAGGGTCACGGGTTTTTCGGCGGAGTTCGATGACAAGACAATGCTTTGGAAAACAGCTCTTGAGATCACCTTTAATCCCAAGGGATGGGAAATCCCGTTCTACGATGCCGGCTTTAACGAAATTGTCGCAGACGGGCCAAGCTTGGTTCGCAAAGCAATCTTAGACATTAACGGGAACCCGGTAAGTCAGCCCGTTCCTCTCAATGGGCTTGGTGGTCAGGCTGTTATTGAATATCCGATTTCGCAGATAGCCGAGAAGGGTGTGGCGAAGGTTATGGGAAACGCCGCCACGCAATACGGGGCACCATACCCTAGATATGACTTCAATCTTATGCTCCAAGACTTGAGGATGTACTGATGGCCGACGAAATCCGTATCTCGTTTTCGATGTCTTTGCAGAATGGAAATCTGTCGGAGACGTTTAGCGGTGGTGGCAGTTATGACCAGACTTCTGCAGTGCTAGCCGGCGGCGTTTTGCAAGTCGGGACGGCAACGGAAACGATCTCGCTGGGCGACGTGCAGACCGCCGGCTTCGCAGCATTCCGCTCGCTCTCGACCGCTACGGCCGGCACAGCCTACGTGGCTATCGGGCAATATGACGGCACCAACCTGCACGAGTTCGCCCAGCTGCAGCGTAACGACGTGAGCGGGCCGGTACGCATTGCTCCAGACGTGACGATCGGCATGGTGGCGTTCACGGCCTCTGGCTACACCTCGGACATCGGCGTGCAGTATCTCGTGCTTGGAGAGTAGTCGTGCCGATCTACGGGTTTGACCAAAACGGTGCCAAGCGGATAGGCGAGACGGTGCGTCTTGTCGAGAGCCGCCGCGTAGGCACTCGAAGTGCTGGCCCGGCACAGGTTGGACGCGGCTCGACAGGCGTGCGTTGCATGCTCGGCACGATGGGCACGGCGGCGTGGAGCAAGACGACAGCGGCCACCGTGACGCTCTACTCAGGCGAGCCTGGCAGCGAGGCCAGCGTGAACACGCTGACGGCGTACAACTACTTCGCTGACATTGGCACCAGCAGCAATACGGCCCGATGGGTCTCGGTCAGCAACAACGGGTTTGGCTGGCTCCTCATTGCGGCGGAGTGCGACTGATATTCTTGCCGTGTCGGCCGTGCTGCGGGGTTGAGGTTTCTTGCTTTGACGGTTGTCCTGCAAAGACAAACACGCTAAGGCTAAATATTTCGGCCCAAGACTATAGGTTTTCCCAAGAAGTTCTACATAACCCGTTTGGTACGGGGGCGGTTACTAAATATTATGACTTTTTCTTCGAAGGCTCTGCCTACAGCGGAACCGTTGATCTAGTTTCCACGGATGGATTTAGCTATTATTACTACAGCGGCTCGTGCGCTTCTCCAGGCAATGGATACTTGCGTGCGGCACTGCAGGTCGGTGGTGCTTGCGCTTTGTTGCTAAGAAGCTACACGCCATTTACATTTAGGTCAACGCTTACCAGTGCAAGTTGTTCTGTTTACGACAACATTGCAGCCATGTGGGCATCGCAGCCTTTTAGTTTTAATGTAAAAATCCAATGTTCAACAAATGTAGGAAGCATTAATGGCACAACATTCGCGAGAAGCCTTTTTCCGTTGACTGCCTTAACCTTGCAGGAGGCTAGAGACGCTTATGATTTTACTCCTAGCAAAATAACAAGCATGTTTGTAGGTGGTGGCGGAACTAGTACGCAACTGCTTTTTGGGGTTGATGGTTTTGGCTCCACAATAGATCCGGTTGGTAGCCCGACAGTAACTGGTTCGCCTATAGTTACCGTAACCTCTGCAACATTCGTATGAACTGCACGAATTCCTGTAGCGGTCGGTGCTGTGTTTGCAGAAAGCCTATGGATGTGCCGGGACTAAAGAGGAACTGCACTGGCCCTCTAGGTCTTGGCGATTACGTTGCAATGTTTCTTGACCGCATAGGCATCACAAAGAAACGGGTTTCTCGCATTACTGGCGGATGCGGCTGTCAGAAACGCCAAGAAGCACTGAACACATTCGGCTCGCGAGTCGCACGGTTTTTTTCTCGGCGTAAGGTCCGCCATGCTAAAGACCCGCCACATTAAGATCGCCGGCCAACCGTGGCAGCTGGTCTACCGCTCGCTCAAGCGGCGGCACCTCTGCGGCTTGTGCGATTACAACACTCGCACCATCACGGTCTGCACGAGCCTGGCCGACGTGGACGAACTCGACACGCTGTGCCACGAGCTGCTGCACGCGTGCCAAGGGTTCGCGAGCGAGGATCACGTGGCAGAGGTGGCAACGACACTGGCCACGGTGCTGTGGCAGCTGGGCTATCGCAAGGAGGCGAGCAATGGGCGGTGACGC